ATTGAAAGTTATGAGATTAAGGAAGATAATTTACTTGATTTTTAAGCAGTAATTTGATTTTTTAATAAAACTATGGTATAATTATATTATAAAAAGAGAAAGGAAATGCTGGTATGACATACGAAGAAATAAAAGAAAAATATCCTATTGGGAAGATTCTTTGTAGTAGAACCATGGATACCCATCACACAAGAGCTTGGTATACACAGGAAGATATAATAATGTATAAACAAAAATACCATAAAGTAGAAGTGTTTCCCAACAATACCTGCGAATGCTATCAAACAGATATCTATGAAACAAAAGTAGAGGGTTGGTTGTTTGATGGAGAAGAGTGGCGGGTTGTCCAAGATACTTGGGATGGATGGTTACCTTATTCTGAAAAAGCATTAGAACAATTTGAAATCAATAGACTTAAAAGAGAATATTTGGAAGCACATATTCTTGAATTTTAAAGGAGATTATTATGAGTGAAATGTTGGAAAAAATGATGCAAGATGCAAGAAATTGGGAAGCTATAGAAAAAGGGTTAAAAGAACAATTAAACCAACCAGTCCAAATTGTAGCAATAACAAAAGCAGATATCCACTTAAAAGGATATATCTTCGATAGCCTTGTGTTTAGGTATATGAAGGCTCGAGATGCAGAAGCCGAACTAGAAAGGATTACGCAGGAGATACCTTATGAGACTTCAGTTAACCACGCCAATAGAGATAAGAGGCGATTCATGGAAATTTTAAACGAGGTGATTGGGGAACATGACTAAAAGTGATTGTGTAAAAATGTGGAGTGATTATGTAAAATTCCTACTTATATATAGAACAAATAAGGAGGAATAATTATGACAGGTATTTATAAAATTTCAAATAAAATTAGCGGTAATGCGTATATTGGATATGCACAAAACATAGAAGAACGATGGAAAGAGCATATTCGAGCAAGTAAAAATGATTCTAGGCAATCAAATAAAATATTATATTTAGCATTTAATAAATATGATATTGAAAATTTTAATTTTGAAGTTTTAGAAGAGTGTGATAAATCTTTACTACAAAAACGTGAAATATATTGGATTGAATATTATAATACCTTTAAAAATGGATATAATATGACCCCAGGTGGAGATGGCGCATACTCAGTAGGTGAAAACAATGTTTTTGCTAAATTAACTGAACAAGATATAATTTTTATTCGTCAATGTTATCTAGATGAGAAACCAAAAATTGATATATATCGTAAATATTATGAAGATAAAATATCATTCTCTGGTTTTGAAGCAATATGGCAAGGAAAAAATTGGAAACATATAATGCCAGAGATTTATACCCAAGAAGAAAAAGAAAAACATATTCATCGAAAATTAAAAGGTAGAGTTAATATTGGTGAAGCTAATCCAAAAAGTAAATTGACAGAAGAACAAATTTATGATATAATAAATTTATTAGAAAAAAGTAAAAAGTCCCAAACACAGATTGCTAAGGATTTTGGTGTTTCATATAATACTATTAATTTTATTAATCGATGTTTGACTTGGACTCACTTACATAATTATACTTATAATATAAGACAGGAATATGTTAAAAGAAAGGGAGGTGATGCCTAATGTTTATGAAGAATGATAAAATCCAATACCCTGGATCTCTTCATAATCACTAGCTATACCCAGTATTCAAATCTTCGTCTGCGTGATTGTATTATGAAAGAAAATGAATTAATTGATTACGCAATCGAACTCGGACATGAAGTCGTCGCCATTACAGACCACGACTGTGTCAGCAATGCTGTAAAAGTTGAGAAATATTATAAAAAGATAAAAGAAAAGAACCCGAATTTTAAAGTTATATTAGGTAATGAAATTTATCTTTGTAGAAATGGATTAAATAGAGATAATTATGATAGTAAAAATGATAGATACTATCACTTTCTGCTCATTGCCAAAGATAAAGTAGGCCATCAACAGATTCGTGAGATTTCAACAAGAGCATGGAAACGTTCTTATATGGCGCGCGGCATGCGTCGAGTTCCTACTTATTATCAAGACTTGTTCGATATTATTGCGGCAAATCCTGGCCATGTTATTGGAAGCACTGCTTGTTTAGGTGGCGCGCTTCCTACTCAATTAATGAAATATAAAGAAACAAAAGATGAAACACTTTATCAGAAAATTCTGTTATGGTGTAATCAGATGGTTAAGATTTTTGGGGAAGAAAATTTCTTCCTCGAACTTCAGCCGTCTAAAAATAAAGACCAAATTTATGTTAACCGAGCGTTAGTAGATATTTGTAAGAATCATGGCTACCAATATATTATTACAACCGACTCACATTATTTAAAGAAGTCAGAAGCGCCAATTCACAAGGCTTTCTTGAACGCACAAAATGGTGATAGAGAAGTTGATAGCTTCTATGCCACAACATATATGATGGGCACTGAAGAATTGGAAAGTTATCTGAAATTGTCTGAGGAGGAAACACAGCGTGGATATCATAACATATTAAAAATTAAAGATATGTGCGAAGATTATTCGCTGTTAAAACCGTTAAAAATTCCTCAACTTCTTTGGAAAAAAAGTAAAATAGGTTATATCAGAAATCGTTGGTATGAAGATATACCTTATATCAAAGAATTTGATAATTCTGAGTATGAGGGCGATCGACTTCTAGCAAAAATGATTATTGAAGCTCTTGAAGATAATCCGAATATTTCAAATGATAAGGAGACTTTTGACGCCGTTAATGAATGTTTAATGATGACTTGGGTTTCCTCGGAAAAAAATAAGACAAAGTGGAGTGCTTATTATCTGAATCTTCAAAAAATTATTGAAGAATGTTGGAAAGCAGGCACAATCATTGGTGCGGGCCGTGGTTCAGGTGTTGGTTTTATTCTATTATATTTACTTGAAATCACACAGATTAATCCGTTGTGGGAAAATACAAAAACTTTTCCATGGAGGTTTTTGAATCCAGACCGAGCCTCTGTATTGGATATTGATATAGATATTGAAGGCGGCCGCCGTGATCAAGTTCTTGAACATCTAAGAAAAGTATATGGTGAAGATAACGTCGCAAATGTAACTACTTTTAGGCAAGAAAAACCGAAAAGTGCCATTCAAACTGCGTGTCGTGGACTTGGTATTGATGTAGATATTGCACAGTATCTTAGTTCCATGATAACCTCAGATCGTGGTATTCCAAGAACACTAGACCAGACTTTTTATGGTGATGAAGAAAATAGTATAACTCCGAATAAACAATTTGTATTTGAAATGACTAACAACCATCCAGAGGTTTGGGCAGTTGCGAAAAAGATTGAGGGTTTGATTTGCGGATATGGTACCCACGCAGGTGGAGTAATCTTCGTTGACGAGCCTTTTACAAACTCAACTGGACTTATGAGGGCGCCCGATGGTACAATTATCACAGCATTTGACCTTCACGATTGTGAAGATGTAAGTCTTATTAAGTATGACCTACTTTCTGTTGAAGCATTAGATAAGATTCATATTTGTCTTGATTTATTGATTGAACAGGGTTTTATTGAATATAATGGAGATTTGAAAGAAACCTACGAAAATGTAGTTGGTGTTTATAACTTAGAGAGAAATGCCAAAGATATGTGGGAAATGGTTTGGGAACATAAGATTCAATCTTTATTCCAAATGGAACAACAAAGCGGCATTCAAGGTATCGCATTGACCAAACCAGAAAGCGTTGATGACTTGGCAACTTTAAACTCTGTTATTCGGCTAATGGCACAAGAGAAAGGTGCAGAACAACCATTAAGTAAGTTCGCTCGTTTCAAAGAGGATATCAATCTTTGGTATCAAGAAATGGAGCATTATGGATTAACAGAAGAAGAACAGAAGGTTCTTGAGCCAATCATTAAAATCTCATATGGTATTTGTGAATCACAGGAAGGCTTTATGCAGTTAGTTCAGATGCCTGAGTGTGGTGGTTTTGACCTGACCTGGGCGGATAGGCTTCGTAAGTCTATTGCAAAGAAGAATCCTGCTGATTATGAAAAACTTCAGAAGGAATATTTCGCACAGGTAGAAGCGAAGGGTTTAAGTAAAAGGCTTTGTAATTATGTTTGGAGCGTTCTTGTTGCAACGAGCCGTGGTTATGGTTTTAATAAGAGCCATACACTTGCGTATTCATTGATTGCATTACAAGAAATGAATCTTGCATATAAATATCCTACAATGTTTTGGAATTGTGCTTGTCTTATTGCTGATAGTGGTGGCGCGAAAAGTGATGAAGATGAAATTGAGAACGATGACGCTGATGATTTTATTGAGGAAATCGTCTATGATGATGATGTCGAAGAATTCGGTGATGACGATGATGACGACGAAAATGATGAAGACGAAGAAGTAACCACTAAAAAAGAAAAGAAAAAGAAGAAAGCAAAAGCCAACAACTATGGTAAAATTGCGGCAGCTATTGGTAAAATTCAAGCCAGTGGTATCCCAGTAACTCCTCCAAACATTAATAAATCTTCTATGACCTTCTCACCAGATATTGAAAATAATACAATTCGTTATGGATTTAGTGGTATAACAAGAATTAGTGAGGAATTAATTAAAGAGATTATTGCAAACCGTCCATATAGTTCTATGAAAGATTTTCTTAATAGAATTAAACTAACGAAGCCACAAATTATCAATCTAATTAAGTCTGGCGCGCTTGATGAGTTTGGTGATAGAATGGATATTATGCAAGCATATGTTGACTCTATCTGTGGTAAGAAAGATACAGTAAACTTGAGAAATCTTCAGATGATTATTACTTATAAACTACTTCCCGATAAATTTGAGTTTCCGATTAAGTGCTTCAACTATAATAAGTATTTGAGGAAATTGAAAGTTGTATCGAATGGCGTAGAGTACTTCGCGCTGGATAATATTGCGATTAAGTTTTTTGAAGCGAATTTTGATGTTGACCAACTTATCCCAAATGAGTCATCAGAAAGTGGTTTCGTAGTTAAGAAAGCTGTTTGGGAAAAAATTTATAAGAAACAGCAAGACCTCATCAGACCATATGTAAAAGAACATTGTGATGAAATCGTTGCGGCGATTAATAAACGTTTATTTAATGAAATGTGGATTAAATATTGTGAGGGTAGTGTAAGCAAATGGGAAATGGATTCAATTTCATTCTATTCACATGAACATGAATTGGCGAACGTCAATCTTAAGAGATGTGGGTTTGATGATTTCAATGAATTACCAGATAACCCCGAAATTGATAAAGTAATCTTTATCAAAGGTAAACAAGTTCCTTTATTTAAGATAGCTCGAATCTGTGGTACTGTTCTTGATAGAGATAAGAATAAAAAGATTATTACATTACTTACAACAAGTGGTGTAGTAACAGTCCGGCTCTTCGGCGACATCTTTACTCATTATGACCGTCAGATTTCAGAAATTGGCGCTGATGGAAAGAAACACATTAAAGAAAAGAGTATTTTTACTCGCGGTAATAAAATCGTCGTAAGTGGAGTAAAGAGAGAAGATACATTCACCGGTAAGAAGTATTCGCGCACACCCTGGCATATGGTTGAATTAATAGTCGGAGTTAATGAAGATGGTACAGTAATAACAAGAGAAAGAGAGGGAGTTGATTAATGGGAACAATAGGTATTTTCGATTATACAGTTTGTTACAGACTTGAGGAGGTGGTTAGCCGTGGGAACTATCGGCATATTTTGATTATGATTATATGAACTATGCGCCCATAATCCCCAATCTTGAGTGCGCGAAACTCTGTGCCTATTATAGAAAGAAAAGAGAGATAACTGTGTTAGCTCCGACAATGGAGCCAACACGGTATACTCGTTTCATCATTAGGAAAGACTACGATGATGAAATTTATGATAAAACAATTTTCGAAAAAAATGTTGAATATGGAGGGCTAGCTTTTTCTAAGAATCATTATCAACCATTACCAATAGAAATAGAGTCTACCATCCCAGACTTTCATATATATGAAAGATATAAAGATAAATTTGGAACTACCGTGAAGGCGCGAGAAAACTTTAAGAAACTGATGAATGGCGCGCACATGAGATTATCTCTTGATGGAAAAACAATTTGGAAAGATTATATGAAACCCGTGGAATTAGCACAACATACGAATTCAATCTTTCTACATGACTATAATCTTGGCGCCATACCCGAAAGTATCGACGTTATAAAAGAACTAACATCAAGATATACTCTTACAAAAGGAGAGTTTGACCCGCGACTTGTTGGAATGAAATTTCCAGTTCAAGTCAATAATGATGAAATATTTCATAAATGGTTTGATATTGCACCATCCTTTTCATTATTCTTCTTACAATATAATGGTTTAATGCAAGATAGTTCTATTTTTGAATTATGTGAAACGAATCCATCAATTGCAAAACAATTTTATTATAATATCGGCCTGTCACGGTTCACAGAGAATGATTTTATGGAACTTTATCTACCACAAATTTTTAAGCAAGTTTTATTTTTGAGGAGCAATAACATAAGAATTTCACTTAAGTATGAAGATGATTTCTTTGTAGACAAAAGGGTGAAGAATCTTATTAGATTGTTTAATAATTACCTTGGAAGAGAAAAACTGGCAGAAGGTAGTAGACCATTTGCGGGAACGCTATATAAATTTGTTTCATCAAAAAAAATGAAGCAATTCCAATATGTAAAACATACAATGAAACTTCAAGATATAAGAGATTGTTTTCAATATGTTCGAGAAAAAAATTATGATGTCTTCAAAATGTTCTATGAATGTGAGAGGGCTGAATACAAGGGAGGAGAATTTTATGTCTAAATTAGGATTAGATGTTAAAGACCAAATTGATAGGAATAATAAAATAATTCAAGAATTTTTGACGCCAAACTTTTTTACTCTGAACAACACGGTTGCTCAGTTGTTAAAAGAAAACGAAGGGTTACAAAAGCAATGTCCTCATGAATTTAGTGAAGGTTATTGTATCTATTGTTATAAATCTGAGGAGGATAATTAATGATAGTATACAGTCTGCCCACTTGCGGGCAATGCAAAGTTCTAAAAAAGAAACTTGAAAACAAAAATATTAGTTTTACAGTAGTTGAAGACATCGAGAAAATGCTAGAGTTAGGAATCCAAGGTGTTCCTGTACTCCAACTCGATGATGGCACAAAATTAACACAAATGAGTGCCATTAAATGGGTCGACGCACAGGAGGAAAAATGAACGTAAATATTAGGTTAAATAAGAATTTTACTACTGCATTTAATAAGATGCAAGAAGCTTTTGGTGAAGAACTCTCAAAAATTAATGGGTTCGCTGATGGGCAGTTAAGTTATACAGATTTTATTGATAACTTTGTTGATACTGAGACAGTTGCTGATGCATCTGTTGACGGAAATGCCAATGTTGGACAAAAAGATATTGTAACATTAGTTAATGAGATGCCAAAACCACATCAAAAACTTTTGGCATTTAATAAGATTTATTATGAAATTAATAAGAAATATGGGTTTAAAGTAGCCAATAGATGGCTTGAAAAAGAATGGGATGGACATCTCTATCTTCATGATGCAAACACAACTTCTTTTGTCCATTATTGTTTTGCTTATGATTTAAAGGATTTGGCAGAAAAGGGTTTATTTTTTATTGAAAATTTTAATTCTGAACCACCAAAGCACCTTGGCACTTTTGTTGATTTTATTAAAGAATTTGTAAGTTATGCCTGTAATAGAAGTTCTGGCGCAGTTGGACTCCCAAATCTAATCCCTTATATGTATTATTTCTGGGATAGGGATATCAAACAAAATTATTATACCGTATCGCCTGAAAAGTACGCAGAACAACAAATACAAAGACTTATTTATGCTTTAAATCAACCGTTCTTGCGTGGTGGAATTCAAAGCGCATTTACAAACACTTCTGTTTTTGACCATCCATATCTTGAGGCACTTTTCGGTGGGTCAGAGTTCCCAGATGGAAAGTTCATGATTGACGAAATTGAAGGTATTATGGAATTTCAAAAAATCTATCTCACAACAATGAGTAAGATTCGCGCGAAGAATATGATGACTTTCCCAGTAAATACTATTTCTCTTTTGAAGCAAAATGGTAAATTTATTGATGAAGATTTTGCAATTTATGCTATTAAACATAATATGAAGTGGAATGACTCGAATATCTTCGCCGATTCAAGCGTTAATAGTTTATCAAATTGTTGCCGGTTAAAAAGCAATATTGAAGATTTAGGGTAAATACAAATGCCCGATAACTTATTTACCTACGAATCGGTAGGGGTACGAAGTAAAAACGTGCTAACGAGGAAAGCTAACCCGTAAACCGGTATGCCAATCTCGTGGAAGGAGGATTAGCATGAAAGCAATCTATAAAATTACGAATAAATTAAACAATAAATGTTACATTGGACAATCCAATAATCCAATGGAACGATGGAAGCAACATAAATTCCGTGCGATAAAAGCAGAGGATAAAGGTAAAAGTGCAATTCATGATGCTTTACGCGAAGTAGGAATTGATAACTTTATTTTTGAAATTATTGGCTGGTTTAAAAATTATAATGAAAAAGAAAAATATTTTATTAATTATTATAATTCTTTAATTCCTAATGGGTATAATATTCTAAAAGGTGGAGAAGAACCACCACATAAATATGGAGAAGAGCATCATAATTCAGTCCATTCTCAATCATTAGTAGATAAAATTATTGATGACTTGCTTTCTCATAAATATACCCAAAAAGAAATTGAAAATAAATATCAGACAAATCAACCACTTATAACTTCAATAAACCGTGGGATAACACATCGACGCCCAGGTATTGAATATCCTATTATCAAAACAAGTAAATATAATTGTGATGATAAGGTCTTTGAGCAAATTATTTATTTATTGAAAAATTCTCAATGTACCAGCGCCGAAATTGGGCAGTACTTTGGTTTTAGTGGTTCAACTATTAAAGCAATTAATACTGGGCGAAATCATCATTCGGAAAATATAAATTATCCTATTCGTAATTTTAGAGGAAAAGCTAATTCTCAGTCTGTAGAGGCCATCCTCGCTAAGAGGAGTACAGAGACTATTGATACGTCTCCGGAAATGTAAGTTTGCGTGAAAGCGCATAAGAAATGGTCCAAGCCACATGAAAATGTGGAATAACTTGATTTTAATTCAATTGGTGGTACAGCATTAAAAGTTGGTTCTGTAAAAGTAAGTACAATTAACCTCGCGCGCCTTGCTCTTGAAAATCACACAGAGAAAGATTATCTTGTGGCACTAAAAGATATTGTTGAGCTTGACCTAATGGCTCTTGATAGAGTCCGTCATATTATTAAACGAAATGTGGAAAAAGGATTACTGAAAAACTTTAGTCTCGGCCTAGTAGACTTTGAACATCTTTATAATACAATCGGTTTTATTGGTATTTATGAAACAATGAAATTATTTGGTTATACAAAGAAAGATGATTTTGGTAATACTTTCTATACAGAAGAAGCTGAAAAGTTCGGGAAAAAGATTTTCGAGGTTATTCATAGTGTAAAAAATACCTTTATTCTTGATAAAGATTATATGGTAAATACAGAACAAATTCCGGGTGAAACTGCGGCAGTTAAATTAATGAAGAAAGATAAATTCTTCTTTGATGGAGCCGTTGTTGATGATTTGCCGCTTTATGGTAATCAGTTTATTCCTCTTGGAATTAAAACAACTCTCCAAGAGAGAATCCGAATCGCCGCTCTATTTGATAGCTTCTGTAATGGTGGTTCAATTCTCCATGTTAATGTTGAGACACCATTTAAGACATTTGAACAGGCTTGGGATATGTTAAATTATATCACAGACCAGGGTGTTACGTACTTCGCTTTTAATACAAAGATTCAATCATGTAAACATAATCATGCCTTCTTTGGAAAAGTTTGTCCAGATTGCGGAGAGCCGGTTTATGCTGAATATAGTAGAATTGTTGGTTTCTATGTGCCAATCACAGTTACTGGTTCAAAAGAAAGAAAGGCTGAATATAAAATGAGGGAGTGGGAACAAAATGAATAAGGTTATAACGAAACTTGGACAATTAAGAAAGATTGTTAAAAAATTAAATAAACTTGATGACAATGCGGATATTACTTTTGAATTTCTATTAACTGCTCTCTTCCCTTCTGTGTGGAGTAGTATTCAAGAAGAAATGCGTAAACAGTATACTCGGGGATATCTCCAAGGAAAAGAGGATAGTAAAAATGAGCAAAATAAGTCTTAAGGGTTTAGTCGATGAAGATTTAGCAAATTATAAAAAGCCTTCTATGTATATTATCTTTCCAAATTGTACTTTCAAGTGCGGGCGCGCAAACTGTCAAAATAGTGCGCTTGCCCGTGAGGAGAAAGTTGAAGTTGATATAGAATATTTAGTTCAGCGATATTTAAACAACCCAATAACCAAAGCAATTGTTTGCGGCGGACTTGAGCCTATGGACTCTTTTGAAGAGCTGTTCTCTTTAATACAAGAAATCCGAAAGTATTCTAATGATGATATTATAATTTATAGTGGTTATAAAGAAGATGAAGTTTTAGATAAGATTAACCAACTTATAGGATTCTCTAATATTATTATTAAATTTGGGAGATATATTCCAGAAGAAGAACCTTACTTTAATGAGGAATTGGGTGTTACATTAATCGGTAAAAACCAATATACGGTGAGATATAAATGAAGATAAAGATTAATCCTGATAAAGAGCAAGTTGATAAAATAAGAGAAGAAATAGTAAAAAATGATGGATATTGTACGTGCCAAGTTGAAAAAAGTGAAAATACAAGGTGTGTCTGCCGTAATTTTTTAGATAGCCCCGAAATTGGCTGGTGTT